GTAGGACTCCCCTGCAATTGGCTTTTGCCCTCTAAGGAGGATACCTCTAGCCGTCTAGACGGTGTGGATAGACACACAAAAATCTCGAGAAAATTAGATCTAAGCAATACACAAACCTTAATAACCCATATCAATGGCACAACAAAATAGTACCCTGACTACAAACCTAACACGTCCGGGTCAATCGAATAGTGCAGGCGACGCCAGAGCACTTTATTTAAAGTTGTTCTCCGGGGAAATGTTCAAAGGATTTCAGCGAAACACAATCGCTAGAGACCTTGTAATGAAAAGAACACTTACTAACGGTAAGAGTCTTCAGTTCATTTTCACCGGTAGAACCACAGCCGAGTACCATACACCCGGCAACAGCATACTAGGTAACGGTGACGGTGCACCTCCAGTAGCTGAAAAAACCATAACTTGCGACGACCTATTAATTAGTTCTGCGTTCGTTTATGAGCTAGATGAAACACTAGCACACTACGATCTAAGAGGAGAAATCTCCAAGAAGATTGGTTATGCTCTTGCAGAAAAGTATGACAGAAAGATCTTCAGATCAATCACTAAGGCATCAAGACAAGCTAGTCCTATCACTAAGTCTAACTTCGTTGAGCCCGGTGGAACACAGATCCGTGTAGGTACAAACGCACAGGCTTCTGACGCTTACAACGCTGGATTCCTAGTAAACGCTTTCTACGATGCAGCTGCTGCATTAGACGAGAAAGGCGTATCTCAGGAAGGTAGAGTTGCTGTGTTGAACCCAAGACAATACTACGAACTTATACAAGATGTAGGTTCTAACGGTCTTATCAACAGAGACGAGCAAGGAGATACATTACAGTCTGGACAAGGCATCATTGAGATTGCAGGCATCAAGATCTACAAGTCAATGAACATTCCATTCTTTGGTAGATTTGGTACTAAGTACGGTGCTGCTACCTCTACAACTCCCGGTATCACAGATCCCGGAAACACAGGCAGCTTCACAGAAGTTGTTATGGTTGACGAGACAGCTGGTACATCAGCTACTAAGACTGTTAACTCTTACGGTAATGGTAACTCTGACTTCGAAAACTCATGCGGACTTATCTTCCAGAAGGAAGCTGCTGGTGTTGTTGAAGCAATCGGACCACAAGTACAGGTAACAAGCGGAGACATATCCGTGGTTTACCAAGGTGACGTTATA